TCCAAAACCAACTGTACGAAAAGTATCCCGACTTGTTCTCTAATAGGACTAAATCTCCTATGGAATCATGTATGGCATGGGGCATAGAGTGCAATTCAGGTTGGTATGAATTACTAGCCTCTGTTTGTTGGCGAGTATCTCAACATGAAAAGAACATTGAGGATAGAAAAAGAATTCTAGCAGATCAACCAGAAAAGATCAAAGCGGAACTAGAATATTTTCCTGTTAAATTCGATCAAATTAAAGAAAAGTATGGTGGACTTCGCATTTACTTTAGTGGTGGCGATGATTATGTAGATGGTATTGTTAGCATGGCAGAAGAATACTCGTATAAAGTGTGCGAAGTTTGTGGAAACTCTGGCAAACCAAATAAAGGTGGCTGGATTACTACTCTGTGTGAAAATTGTAGGAATGAATCGTAAACTATTAATCCTAGCCAGAGCAATAGATCATAGAGTTGGAAAAGATGATTATGATGCTCCTGACATTCCTATCTTAACTCAATACGAAGCATGGACAGCATTTAGTATTAAGTTGAGTATGATATTGGTTAATTTTATTACATGCGGTTTTATTATTGCTAATGTTATTCACCACTGGTAGTTTATGGATAAGTTACTAGAAATTTTAGAAAAACACAAGAACCAAGAAATAATTAGTTATAGAATTAGTTTTGATAAGCCATCGCTCTTGACAATAAAATTCAAGGATGGTACAATACTAGAACTATGCGAAACCTCGACCAAGAAGATATAAATGACATAAAGATTGTTGCTGAAGAAATTCAGCAAATAGCAAAGAAGTTTGATTATCACAATGAAAAAGTTGCTACATTGTGTTATGATGTTGATATGGCTATGAGGGTTATTCTTGAGATTATTAATGGGCCAAGCGGAACTGTGGAGAGAATAATATGAGTTCTAGTGAACAGATATTTAATAGTTATGACGAAGCCCAAAGTTTTAGTTTAACAGTACCTTGGAAACTAGAAACTTGTAATGTCGGAGAAAGTTGTTGGTGTAGAATTATTCTTCCAACTGAAAAAATATTGTATAAAAATAAGATTGGTGAAACTGAAAGAATTGATGAATTTGAATATATTATACCAGATGGTAGCGTAGATAAAGAAACGGCTGAATATGTTGTGAATTTACATAATAGATGGATCAAAAATGAAAAAGAAAAAGATCAAAAGTAAACGAAAAAAGCAAAAGATTGATGTTGTAATAGAATCATTAGTTAATCTTGAGCAAAAAGTTAAGGAACTCATTCAAAAGATTGAGAAACTTCAATATTCTCAACCATATTATCCAAATCCAAATTTACCAGCACCACAAAGTCCACCCAAATGGCCTGTTGATTATCCTAAATATAAAGATGTAACATGGGATGCTATTGATAAAGGTTTACAGTAAAAATTTTTAAACAATCTTATTAGACTTAGATAGATTATCTTTAGCCCACAATGGTTGTGTATTAGTGTAATGGCATAATTTTATTAGTTCTTTTTCATTTTTAGCAGACGATAAGGGTATGATATGGTCAATATGCCATTCTCCTTGATTCTCCCAATTCATTCCATCAGTGAATAGAGATTCTAAATGCTGTAAGAAATAATCATAAGAACATCCTAACATCTCTTCTGTTGTTTTGCTTTTTTGAAAACCAATACCTTTTAATGCTTTCAGTGTTCTCGCACCTAATAAACACCTTGTCCTATATAAAGGATCTGATTTACGTCTATTTCTAGTATATTGCACGTTTCTCTTCTGTAGTTTATCCTTATTTTTTTTGTAATATTCTTTTTGATATACTGATATAGCACTTTTACGCCGATGATAATCATTTATACTATTTTTTCTACCCCAAGCACGGACTAATTCACGATTATTCTTTCTAAACTCTCTATTGTAAATAACATTTTTTTCAATACAACATTTTTTACAATGGGCTTGCAATCCTGTTTTTCTTCTTTTATCTTTATAAAAATCACTAGTTTTTTTCTCTATTTTACACTTGGTACAAATACATGAGTCAATATTCATATAACACCTAAACACAGAAAGCCCAAATGCTGTCAAATTGCGGTTGACAAGCACTCAGGCTTCTGGTATAATGAATTGTGCGATTTTTCAGAAATGTCCGCAATACATTTCTATATTAGAATACACCAAATCTTGATTATCAAACAATGAAAGCCTTTAAAGAAAAGTTAGTAAAAGTTGTCGAGAATGTCTATTGTGACTGTTGCGGAAAAAGTACCACCAACTATAGCGATGTTGGGCCAGATTATGCGACTCTTGAAAGTTGCTGGGGATATGGTTCATCTAATGATGGAAGTAAATATAATATTGATCTTTGTGAGGAATGTTTTTTTGATGTACTAAGTTTTCTCAAAGAAAAAAGGCGTCAGATTTTGGGGCCATTTAAATATCCTTACGATAATGATCCATTAGAAGGGATTGAATACCTATGAGTGATCTAACAAAAGAACAAAAGTTTGTTATATTCTGGCTCTATAATAGAGTAGTCGAAAAGATGCCGTCTAATCCTATTAAGGGTGGAGACAATGATATTATTGTTAATGGAATTAATGTAACAGAAACAGTCAAAGAATTACTACAAGATAGGTTGTTCGTATGACTTTTGACCAATTCTTAAATCGTGTTGATAAAGTTTATTATGAAAACGAATTTGAACTTCGTCATGGTCAGGTTGTTATGAATGTGCTACATCAAATTTGGCCTGAAAAGTATAAAGAAATATCTGGTGGAGACTACGATTGTTTCTATGATGATGGTACAGTAAGATTTACTCTAGACTATTTAGAAAGAGTATGGAATGACTCAACCATTAAGTAAAGAATTTCTTATTAGTAGAAAAGTTTGTTGTGGCAGAAGGTGCGTTAATTGTCCATATATTCCTAAATATGTTAAAGGTAGTATAAAGACAAAATGATATTTAAATTACTGGGTGGATTCATTATAGCATCAGCAATCTCCATTTTTGTTGGAGCATTGAGTTTGTTTATTCTAAAATATGTTGTGGATATTTTTCAACTCAACCATAATAAGGATGCTTATTGGGTTTTTACAGTATCTTTTTATTCTATGATAGCAGCATGGATATTGAGTTTTGTATTTAGTTTAGTTTTAATGGAGTCATCATAATGAAAGACCGATTTGATTTAGAAAACGAAATCTTAGCATTACACAACCTTGCTGAAAATCTTGGTACTCTGAGCGAGGGGATTCTTGAGCATGATTTGAGCAGGGATGAGATTGTTAACGGTATTGAGGGGCTGAGAGTGATGCTCACAATCCAAGCAAATAAGTTGATGGATACGATGACCCAGTGTTTTAAACTGGATCAGTATAGAGATTATACAGACCATGATGCTAAGATTGATACTTATTCATGAACACAGAAATTTACCGAAAAATCTCAAATTTTTTAGATAGCGTGGGATCATACATTTACATGGAGTATGGTTCAGAATACTATAACGAGTTCACTAAGGATAACAATCTACAACGTATGTATGATTTTGTTGGTAGTTATTATCTTGGCGGAAATAATGTGCCGGACACATCACGATATGTTGTAGAACTTATAGATATGATTAAAGATGGACGAGCATAATCAAGAAGATACTCCTATTTATGGTTTAGAAATCAACGATGGAGTTAATGCTCCGTTTGCTGATTTATACTTAGATCTTTTTCCAGAACTTTATGATATAGAATGAATCATATAGAACAACTAATTCAAATGTTACACTCTGTTACAGAGTATGATATTATAGACTGTGGGCGTGATGAAAACGGCCACAAATGTTACGCTATTCGCAATCTTTCCACAAAACCGTCTACTATTTTACTTGGAAATTTAGAAACTACTGATTTTCCAGAATGGTGCGGTAAAGATAAAAGTTAAGGAGATAACATGAAAAATTTAGCAAGATGCTTAATAGCTTCAGTAATGATAGTAATTGGAACAAATACTTATGCACAAAATTGGATACCATATCAAGAGCAAATTCAGCCAGTAGTACAGCCACAGGTTGTTTATGTTCAGCAACCACAACCAGTAGTAGTTTATCAATGGGTTCCATATATTTCTCAGCAAAATTTTGTTGTTGAACAGCAAAGAGTTTTCTGTAGAACACAAACGGTAGTTACCAGACCGTTTACTCAATGGATTCTTCAACCAGTAGTAATTTATCGATGAAACACGATCTAGAAATTGATTTGCTAAAAAGCGATTGGATAGCAGATAAATGTAGATATAGTGAAATCTACAGTCAAAATCTTTATGCCGCATTATGCAACAATAAATTTTATTATGGAACCGAAGAATGGTCTTGTTCTTGGCGGTTTGCTGGAGGTTTAGTGTCGGATTTAAGAGACTGTGACGAGGACTATATGCATTGGTACTGTTCTGGCATGAACGAAAGAATAGGTTATGTACCAGAAAGTGTAGTTACTGACGAAATTAGATTAGACTTGATGAAACTTGGATGGACAGTTAAAAATTATGAGTAAGTCTACTGGATTTATAATACTGAGACATGTTCAAAATCGCGACCATAATAAGTTATGGACAAATGCGTATGATCATGTGCGTAGACATTACAACGATCATCCAATAGTCATAATAGATGATAGTTCTAGCAAAGAATTCCTTGAACAAAAGGAAATGCATAACACTATCGTCATAGAATCTGAACTTCCAAAAAGAGCAGAGTTTTTACCATATTACTATTTTTTGCATAACAAGTGGTTCGATGATGCTGTAATAATACATGATTCTGTTTTTATCAATTCAAAAATAGATCTTGATATAGACGATTATAAAATGCTATGGACATTCAAGCACATATACAACAAACCATACGAAGAAAAAAGAATACTATCAAAGATGAGGAATTCTCAAAAACTGATAGACTTATACGATAATCAATCTTTATGGAGCGGCTGTTTTGGTGCTATGTCCATAATTAACCATGAGTATCTAAAACTAATTAACGAAACGTTTGATCTGTCTACGCTGATACCGCACATACAAACAAGGTCAGAAAGAATGTGTTTTGAAAGAGTTATAGCCTGTTTATTACACTCCTTTCGTAAAAATGAATCGCTCTTTGGTGATATTCATAACTATGGGCCTTGGGATGTACGATACGATGAGGCGATAAAACATACATATCTACCGGTAATAAAAGCATGGTCAATTAGATCTTAAAATAAGTGTATATATTCATGGCTTTTTCCTCTGGAGAATCACCATGAAAAACAGTAAAATATTCCTGCTATCATTTTTAATATCGTGTGCTACTCTATTTTGTTACGCTAAAGAATCAACCAAAACTTTGTTATTTTTTAGTGCCAATTGGTGTAAATACTGTGTTACTGCTAAAAATGATCTAAATTCCGACCCAGCTTTATCAGAGCTTATAAAGCAATACGATGTTGTGATGCTTGACTTTGACAAAGATCGTGATATAATCACTGGTCACAACATAAAAGTTATACCAACATTCATTGTTTTTCAAGATGGAAAAGAACTAAAAAGGTATAGCGGTTATCGTGGACCTAGTGAACTAATCAAATTCCTAAAATAAGGGGGCGTAAAGGTATCGACTATATAGAGACAATTATTTAAGCAAGTAGTGGTTGATCGACCGGCCACTTTAAAAGTCGATTAAACGCTTTAACTGGCGAAACTCAGTTAGCTCTTGCTGCTTAATAAAAAGTAGCAACAGGTTGCGATAGCGAATGAAGGTAGCAATCAAAAACCTGTCGTTAAATCCTTCCGCTTTTACAATACCCAGCGGGTTGTAAACTAAGAATAGCTGGTAAGATAGGATGATTCTTGTTTATTCTGCAATCCTATTTAACACATGAATAAAATAAACTTGTAGAAACAATAGTTTGAACTATATTAGGACGCGGGTTCGACTCCCGCCGCCTCCACTACCCAATAAAAAACCCCCAACAATATATTGGGGGTTCAATATCATAACTATTTAAGAATTACTATCAGTCAGGATTATACTCGGCTTCATCAGCGACATCTTGAACTGGCGAATTCATAATAAAGGATACTTGAAATGTTTGTCGTACTGTTGGCCCGCCGCCTGTGGAACTTAATTGTGAAGTAATGCTAAAATTAGTAGCTCTAGTGCGAGTCTCAACGCTAGCGGAATATGCGGGTAGTGCTTCATAATCTTCTGCAACTACAGATAGTAAAGAATAAAGAACCTCTTTAATATCGTTTAGATTGGTTGGATCACCAGAGCAAGTTGGTAAATAATCAGTTGGAAAACAAGCATCGGCCCCTTCATTTGTATTATAACCGGGGAAAAGATACGATGGATTAGAATCGTAAGCCATAATTTAATCTCCATATAGATTTGTAAAACATACCAGTACATAATATATACACCAAAGTGAAGATTTATGACATACAACCAAAATATAGGGCTTTATGTGTACCCCGACTACATTTCTAATGAAGATCATGGGCTATTGATGGAAGAAATAAATCACGAATTAGTAAAATATGCCTCTTCTAAAAAATATATCCATAGAAACAAGGTTTTACGATATGGCGATAAAAAAATGTGCGAAAATAATCATATGAGTAATCTAATTCCACCTAATGCAGATAAAATTTGCACCAGATTAGTAGAAGACAATATTGTAACTTACAAACCAGACACTATCAACATCAATGAATATTTGCCGGGAGATTGTATTCATCCACATATTGATCGGGTTGCTAGTGGGCCAGTGGTCACAATATTAAGCTTGAATTCGCCAGCAACAATGAAATTCACTAATGGAAAAGAGCATTTTGAATTGGTATTAATGCCTAAGATGTTGATACAGATGAGAGGTATTATTCGTTGGCAATGGCGACACTCCATATCTCCAGTAGAAAATAACCGATATTCTATAGTGTTTAGAAATAAACTGGATGCATAAAAGTGTATAATAATGGTAATATAGTATATGCGAGATAACGATGTTTGGATTTTTTAAATCTCTATTTTTTGGTAAAAGGTCGCCTCAATGGGGCGATGTAAGAAAAGAGCATATAAAACATCAGCCATATTGTCAAGCTTGCGGCAGAAAAGACGATCTAGAAGTTCACCATAAAATACCAGTACATAAAGACCCATCTAGAGAACTTGATCCAAATAATTTAATAACATTGTGCGGCAAAACTTGCCATTTGATATTCGGCCATTTGATGGATTATAAAAGTTGGAATCCAAACGTTGAGGAAGATTCTAGACTATATTTATCCAAAATCCAAACGAGGCCATATCATGATAAGTCTAACTAAAACGATTTTCTCCTTTTTATTAATAGCGTCTTCTTTATTTGCTGGAACAACAGATCCGTTGACCAATGATGAAAAATATGTTGAATATGGCAAAAAATTTGAATATGTTTTAAGTGTGTGCGGTCTTTATGAAGATAATCAACTATTCTGTGCGTCTGCCGTAATAATTAATCCAGAATGGATATTAACAGCGGCTCATGTTGTAAAGGGTGCAAAGCATTGCGGAGTCCATGTAAAAAATTCAACAGTAATATTGACAGATGAAATAATATTGCACAAAAATTTTAATGGATCATTTGGCGTTGCTGATATAGCATTATGCCATCTGGTTGAACCTTTAGAGTTGGATTTTTACCCGCCGCTATATGAAACAGAAGATGAGGTTGGAAAAATTTGTTGCATATCTGGATACGGATTAACCGGAACTTTTCTTGATGGTCAAAAAATATCCGATGGTAAAAAAAGGGCCGGATCCAATATTGTAGATAATATTTCTGGAGATTTGCTTATATGCACACCAAGTAGAACAATACGAGAAGGAAGAACTGAATTAGAATTTATTATAGCCAGCGGAGACAGCGGTGGTGGACTATTCATCGATGGAAAATTAGCTGGTATAAATTCTTGTGTTATGGCAGAAGGAAAGGCTCCTAAATCTATGTATGGCGATGAAGCTGGTCATACTAGAGTGAGTAAATATGCAGGATGGGTAAAAGAAATAATTGAGAGAAGAAAAAAGAAGATTGACAAATAAAGACCTTGATGCTACAATAGATTGATGAACCACAAAGTTTGAAACTGGAGGACAAATGTCAGTTAAACTAATATCTACAACGCCAGATGCTGAAAAATTGATAGCATATTGTGCTAGAGTAAGTAATCCAAATAATCAAGATAATGACGAATACTCCAAGCTAATTGCTTATTGCATTAAGCACGAACACTGGAGTATATTTGAGCAAGGATATATGACAGTAGAAATAAATACTTCTAGAGGTATAGCCGCTCAAATATTGAGGCATAGAAGTTTTACGTTTCAAGAATTTAGCCAAAGATATGCCGACGCCACACTATTAATGGAAGATATACCACTATTTGAATTGAGAAGTCAAGATTCTAAAAACAGACAGAATAGTGTAGACGATGTACAAATAGAGACAAAAGCGAAATGGAGAAGCAAGATAAGAGAACACTTTTCTAAGTCTGTCGCACTATATGAAGGTATGCTAAAGGATGGAATAGCAAAAGAATGTGCAAGATTTGTACTTCCATTAGCAACACCAACCAGACTTTATATGACAGGGAGCATTAGATCATGGATTCACTACATAAATCTTAGATCATCAAATGGAACGCAAAAAGAACATATGGACATAGCAAATTGTGTTAAAGATGTTTTTATTCAGCAATTCCCAATAGTTTCGGAGGCTTTAGGCTGGAAATGAAAATTAAAGTAGAAATGCTTGAGGGTGATATAGTTCGTTCTATGAAAAGTAATAACTTTTCTCCAATACAGTTGTGTTCTGCGAGAGCCTTGAAAGACGATCCGCGTAACATAGAGGCTGGATATGATTCTGTAATTGTGTGGAACGACGATATAAATGACTACACTTCGTATAGATATTGCACAGAAGACATAAATTTGGTTAAAAACTTTATTGATGAATGGAACGATTACGCAGATGGAAATTTGGTAGATTTCTCATTGTCGCCTATAGTTTTTTGCATCGAAGAAAAAAAATTCAAGCACACCGCTTGACAGTGCCGATACATCTGGTATACTTGAAGCACGTTCAGTAATTTAGCACTTGTAGGAGATTTTGCATTATGAAACTTCACGCTGGTAATAACGTCATTGAAAAGTCTGGTAACTTCGAAGAGTCTAAGTTTAGCATCGAAGCTTCTTCCAAGGCTTTCTTTATTCTTTCTGACGGTCTGTATTCTAACAAGATTCTCGCAGTTGTTCGTGAGCTTTCTACTAATGCTTACGATTCTCATGTTGACGCTGGAAAGCGTGACGTTGCGTTCGACGTTCATCTTCCTACCGCTCTGAATCCTGTTTTCTTTATTCGTGACTACGGCACTAGCATGGATCACGAAAACTGTATGCAGCTCTATACTACGTATTTCCGTAGTACTCGTAATAATAGCAACGATGCCGTTGGTTGCCTCGGTCTTGGTAGCAAGGCTCCCTTTGCTTATGCTGATAGTTTTACCGTAGAGGCTTATCTTGATGGCAAGCAGCGTATTTATAATGCCTACAAGAATGAAGATGGAAGCCCCGTGTTTTCTCTTATGCATGAGAATGATACAACTGAACCTAATGGTATCAAAGTTTCTATTCAAGTTAATTCCAACGACGTAAATAGGTTCAATGCTGAAGCATCTAAGGTGTACGAATTTTTCAAGGTTAAGCCCAACTTTATTGGCGAGAAGATTTCCTTCCGTAAAATTGATAAGGTTCTTGCTGGTGATGGTTGGTATTTTGATGACAACGCTGATAACAACTTGATTATCATGGGTCAAATTGCTTACCCCGTTGATCATTTCCAAATCATGGGCGACGGCGATAACAAAGAAGCACGATTCATCCAGTATTCTGACGGTCTGCGTATCTTCGTGAATATTGGCGATGTCGATATTACTCCTAGTCGTGAATCTCTGTCCTACAGTAAGGATACCAAGATCAATATCAAGAGTATCGTTAATCGTATTACTTCTGAAATTGCATCTAAGATTGAGGATCAGATTAAGAGCCAGCCTTCGCTTTATAAGGCTCGTATCAAGTATGTTCAGATTAGCGATCAGTGTTCTTCTATCAAGAATGCTATTGAATCGCTTCAGAAGTCTATTACTTGGAATGGTCAGAATCTTTTCGACAACATTGTGAATGAGAGCATCAACGTTAAGAATAAGCTTTCACTCACATTCCTCAGTAAGTCTTCTTATCGTAAGAAGATCAATAGCTCTAAAGATGTTGAGTTCGTCAACTTTACTGGCGATATGAAGGTGTTTGTTGACGATTTGAATCGCGGCGGTCTGAGCCGTATCAAGCAATTCATGCGTGAAAATCAAAAATCATATGGTGATGAACAAAAGTGCTATGTGTACAAACTTAAGGACGGTGAGACTGTTGACAACAACGGTTTGTATGATATACTTGGTGGAGCGACCAAAGATGATGTTGTGCTAACTTCTAATTTGCCCAAGATCACCTACGACAGAAGTAGTTCTAGTTCTGGTGACGGTCTTCCGCCCATTCATATTCAAGTCTTTAATGAAGAAACTGGTCAATTTGAAGTGTGCAATATGAGTGTCAAGTATGAGAATGCGTACTATTTTACCGAATCAAAGGGCAACATAACGATTGGTTCTAAGGATATGAGTGAGAATTATATTGCTAATACTCTTAGCTTTATGCACAAGTATTATCCAGATGACGTTGATGGCATGACCTTTTATGCTGTTAAGCCTTCTGTGATTAAGAATCGTAAACTTGCGGAGCGTTCCAACTGGAGTG